CGATGCCAATGAAAGAGTGCTTTGGTAAAACACACATTCCATTGTGGAGCACAACTGTTCGATCAACACGTGTACCAGTAGTTCCATGAACACGAGCACAAAAAGTGTTGCGTTTAGCTAGATCCAGTAATTGGACAGCCGTGGCAGTTCCTGGTACACATGTCACACGCGCTACTTCACTCCATTCATTTGGGAGCGCATCACGCGTTGCAATGTCGTCAGCACTAGTGGGATGTAAAAGACTTCCAGACTCAACTGTCAGAATATCTCTCAAACTCTTAGCAACTTTCAAGATAGCCATAATGGATACGGCAATACCTAGTCCGTAGAAAATATACGCACAATAGGTCTTCTTGAACGCCTTTAGCGCTGGAGATAAACTCTCATTGCGCTTAGCAATACTTCGTGCCAGAGCATCCTTTGACATCTCAATCAATCGTTGATAAACACAACAATCGACTGCGATAATCAAAACACACATCAAAAAGATAATGAGTGGATAGCGCCAAAACATAATGACACTACCGATCACCATCAATAGACTCGGGATGACTAAACCATACAATAAATACTTGTATGTTACGAAAACCTGTCGCTTTGCAATAATGCAATGCACCAGATCACGAACAAGCCAAGAATCATACAGAACGTCAGGAATCCAAAAGGTGACGTCAAAAGCTGAACATTTAACTGCTTGTTGGTACAAGCGCAATAGCTGCGTATTAGAAAAATCTAACATAGTTTCTTCCAATTGCATAATCATCTCGGAGTACACTGGTGTAAATCTCGAAACAAAGCGGAGCAGCAAATGCGCAATACTCTGTGCAGGGTTCTGTACTTTCTTTGCGGGAATAGCTCTATCAAACCACGACCAAAAAGAGAATTTAGCATCCTCTACTTGTGTAGTGATCTCACGCTGAGCAAATCCGACGAAATCCATCAAACTGTGACTCTCCATACTTTCGTCAGGAGGCGACAATGCCTTCAAACTTGAGCAGTAAACGGAGCTAGTGCCACATCCACAAGGACAAAGCACATAGTCACTATCCATGCGGTGAGTCATATCAACAACTCCAGCTTGCAATGAGTAAAAAGTGTTAGCTTCAGAGTTAATAACATCCAAAGCCTCAAAGATAGTCAGTCCAGTAGCCTCTTTAAGGACATTGTCCTTCATGTAAGTGACATTTTTCCAACCAATCGTGGAATTCATCTCAGTTTTACGGGATTTAGCCCGGGGTGGAGGTTCGACACTTCCAATGCGGCGAGGAACCTTTGATCTAGGTTCTTCCTGGACAGGAGCCAACTTAAGTTCGTAAGGCTTTTGTAGAGTAATGTGCCACAAATTTGGCAAAGTGGGTAGATCAATAATAACCTTTCCACGTTCATTAAACATATACTGTCCGTTCTCATCACGTCGCGCATGTAAATCCTGTACTTTCATGGCATCAATTTCATTCTTTTTCTCGCCTTCAACGA